TATTGGTGCCCGTAACTTTACACATTCATTCGCACTTGCAAATGATGTTGAAGTTGAAGGTAGTGTCTACTACGATGGCATTCTTGAGATAACACTCAAGCGTGTTGTACCAGAAGAAATGAAACCAAGACAAATTGAAGTGAAATAAACTAGGAGTAGATTATGAGTAACTCAGTACGAATTCTGAAGTTGGATACAGGCGATGACGTTATAGGTGTTATTAATGAAGTTGAATTGGCAGAGGGCAAAGGCAATAAGGTCATAGAACTTAAAGCTCCTCACTATATAATGATGAAGCCTAAAAAAGATACAGCGAACGAATTTGTACTGGGTCTCACTCCCTATGCCCCCTATGCTAAAAATGCGTCAATAGCTTTTATTCCTGCACATATTGTTTCTATTTGTGATCCCAATGATGATTTGTTGAAAGAGTTTATAAGACGTTTTGATGAAGGTGTCGTAAGAACAGATGACCCAACAGTAAAACAAGTTTTAAAGGAAGAGACACACTAATGTATGAATATAAATGTAGGATAAGAAAAATAGTAGATGGAGATACCGTAGATGTCGATATAGATTTGGGTTTCGGTATCTGGTTAAATGATGAACGTGTTAGAATTATGGGTATTGACACACCCGAATCTAGAACACGAGATAAAGTAGAAAAAATATTTGGCAAGGCAGCAAAAGAAAGACTGAAACAACTTCTCGGTCCATATTGCACTCTTAAAACAAGAGTAGCAAGAGACGGTGAGGATATGAGGGGCAAGTTTGGTCGAGTTCTTGGTGACTTTGATGTGTATTATCATGCTGAGAACAGAAGAACTACAGTTACAAATATTTTAATCAAGGAAGGTCATGCTGTTCCCTATGAAGGGGGCAACAAAGATGAACTTGTTGAACTACACCGACTTAATCGCCGCCGACTTATTGACACAGGCAAAGTTGTCGTTCCCGACAACCTGAGGGCTTTTATTACTTGACACTGAACTCCTTATATTATATAATGTTATTACTTGAATGGAGATCAGATGTCAAAATTTTATACATACGCTAGGCACTATGGCGACAAAATACTTTATCGAGGGATATCCGATAAAGGCAAAAGGTTCAGTAGAAGAATTGATTTCTCGCCTACACTTTATGTGAAGGCAAAAGAAGACTCCAAATACAAATCTATGTATGGCGAGCAAGTCTCGCCTATCACATTCGGTGGTCCTAAAGAGGCTGCTGACTTCATAGAACAATACAAAGAAGTTTCTAACTTTCCTATTTTCGGACAGTCACACTGGGGTTATCAGTACATATCCCAAGAGTATCCCGGTGAGGTTGATTGGGATATAAATCAGATCGGTATTTACTCAATAGATATTGAGACTACAACCGAGAATGGTTTTCCTGATGTTTTCAATCCTCAAGAAGAAGTGATACTGATAACAATGATGGAAAGTTCTACTAAAAAGATCACAACATGGGGTCTCGGTCCATATACGCCTACAGAACACACTGCACATCTAAACGTAGACTATCGAGAATGTTCTAGTGAAAAACAATTATTTGCAAGATTCCTTGAATGGTGGACAGTAAATACGCCTGACGTTATTACTGGTTGGAACTCAAAACTATTTGACATACCCTATCTTGTAGAAAGATCAGTACGTATAACAGGAGAAGACATCCTAAAGAAGGCATTTAGTCCTTTTAAGTTGGTACACAAAAAGGAGTTTACTAGACTCGGTAGAACAGAACTCTCCTACAATATCACAGGTGTGGCACAGTTAGACTATTTGGACATATACAGAAAGTTTACTTATGTAACAAGAGAGTCTTACAAACTAGACTACATCACAGAAGTTGAACTTGGTCATAAGAAACTAGAAAATCCACATGATACTTTCAAAGACTTCTATACAAAAGATTGGAACCTATTTGTTGAATACAACATCATAGATACTAAACTTGTGGATGAACTTGAGGAGAAGATGAAACTCATTGAGTTGTGTCTCACAATGACATACGATGCTAAGATGAATTTTGACGATGTGTTTTCTCCTGTAAAAACTTGGGACTGTTTACTGTACAATCATCTACTAGATCAAGATATAATTATTTCACAGCCTGAGGGTAAACAGGCAAGAGGTATTGCAGGAGCATACGTACAGGACCCTGAACCAGGACAGTATGAATGGGTCGCTTCGTTTGATGCTACTTCATTGTATCCTTCTATCATTATGCAATACAACATGAGCCCTGAGACACTGGTGCCTGGTGGGGTGTATGCTGTTACTGTAGATGCTTTGTTAGAAAACAAGGTTGAGTTTGATACTGATGATGCTATAGCAGGCAATGGTCAGACGTTTACACGTAGCAGACAAGGTCACTTCCCCAACATTGTACAAAAGTTTTTTGATGATAGACAACGCTACAAGAAGTTGATGCTCGAGGCTAAGCAGGATTATGAGAACACTAAGGATCCTAAGTACAAAAACTTGATAGCAAAGTATAACAACTTTCAAATGGCACGTAAGATTCAACTCAATTCACTTTATGGTGCAATGGCTAATGAATTTTTCAGATACTATGATGACCGAATAGCAGAAGGAATAACACTATCCGGGCAATTTATCATAAGAAAGACCGCACAGGCACTGGATGAGTTTTTGAATGATACGTTAAAAACAGAGGGTGAAGTGTATAGTTTTTACACTGATACTGACTCCTGTTATATTACTTTGAAGGCTATTGTAGATAAGTTTTTTGCCGATAAACCTAAAGACAAGTTAATTGACATATTAGACAAAATAGGTGAAGATCAAATCGAACCTTGTATTGCAAGAGCGATGACAGAACTTGCCAACTACACAAACGCCTTTGAGGAAAAAATATTTTTCAAACGTGAGGCTATTGCAGACAATTGTTTGTGGGTAGCAAAGAAAAGATATGCAATGAATGTATGGGACAACGAGGGTGTTAGATATACTACTCCTGACCTTAAGGTCATGGGACTTGAGATTGTTCGTTCGTCTACTCCATCAGTTGTTCGAGACAGTTTGAAAGAAGCGGTTAGACTTTGTTTGACCAGTGACGAAAAAACATTGCACCAATATATTGAAGAAACAAAAAAGGACTTTATGTCTAAATCGGTTGAGGATATTGCATTTCCTAGAGGTTGTAACAACATTGCAAAATATACTGATGTGTCTAACATCTATGCAAAAGGAACTCCTATTCACGTTAGAGGTGGTTTATTGTACAATCATTATTTGGTTGAAAAAGGTGTTGCTAAGAAATATGAAAAGATACAAGAAGGTGATAAAATAAAATTTGTTTATCTGAAGGAACCTAATATCATAAGAGAAAATTGCATTTCATTTATCGGAACTCTTCCTAAGGAATTTGATCTGCATAAGTATGTCGATAAAGAATTGATCTTTGAAAAGGCTTTCCTGGAACCACTGAAAACTATTGTGAAAACACTTGGGTGGAAAACAGAACCTGAAAATACACTTGAGGATTTATTTACGTGAAAATTTTAATTGTCGGTTATGGATTTGTAGGAACTGCCACTCATTATTTGTTTGAGAGAACAGACGCTACAATTTATATACATGATCCTGCTAAAGGGTATACTAATGTAGGAGGTCATTATGATTACATATTTTTGTGTGTTCCTACTGATTTAGATCTTTGCAATCAAAAATTAAATATAAATTTATTGAGAGATGTTTTTAATGAATGGAAACATTCAGGTCAAATAGTCATACGTAGCACAATCGGTCCTAATCAAGTAGAAAAATTCCCAGGTGCAATTATGATGCCTGAGTTTTTGAGGGAGAATCATTGGAAAGAAGATGTAGACGATCCTGAACTTCCATTGATTGTCAGCGACAAGGACTTTTCTATAGAGCTACATCAAATGTTTTCTGAAAAGAAAGTTTATTGTTTGAGTGCTGAAGAGACAATGATGTTTAAATTAGCAAGGAACTCTGCTCTTGCTATGAAAGTTGCTGTAGCAAATGAGTTTGCGGAAATTT